GGCGACATAAACTACAGGATCGCCTATACTAATATTCTCACTAGCGGTAACGGTTTCATAAACATTATCAGCAGTTGTAGTAGAATATTTTTTAAATATTTCAAGTTTGTAATCATTAAATTCTCCTTGAATAATGTCATCAAACTCTAATGTGTATTTTTTTTGATAGTAACTCATGTTTTATCCTCCTATTGAACCTTGAAATGTGTCTGTCCTGTTAATTGCCGTAACTAAATCATTACCCGCTAATCTGAATACTTGCTCTCCTCTTATAGAGTTCATAAAATCTTCAAACGTACCTCCTCCAATACCACCTCTATTATTAGCATCACCTCCTGTTCCCGAAGAAGACATTGAACCGGATCCACCACCTTTACCACTAATAGCAGCACTTACCCCACCTAATACAACGGCACCGGCTCCGAATATTGCAGCAGCTTTTGATGCACTTGCAGCAGACATTCCTGTTGCTCCACCCGTGGCTATTATACCGGCTTTATATCCTAATGCAAGAATACCAAAATACATTGCATTTGCTGCTAGATCAGCAGCCATTCCACCTAGTGCAGCTTTTGTTGCTAATCTAATTGCAGTACCTAAATCCTTTCCTCCACTTAGTGCAGTATTTATAGCACCTCCAAATGCCTGTCCCATACTGTTAGCAAATCCGTCAAGAGCATTACCCATTGTCTGATCAAAATCAATAAAATCATTTTTAATTAATTTACCGTTTTCTTGTATCGTATCTAATACAAATTCAATTCCACCAAGATTAAAATAATCTTTCCAAAGCATTGATACTGGTTCTATATTTTCGGGTATTTTCTTTAATTCTTCTGACATATCACCGGCAATTGCCATAGAGTCAACCATTTGCATACTACTACCTAATTTACCAAAACTAGGGGCTAATGGAACGCTTCTTGGAGGTTTTTCTTCTTTTTTCTTTTTCCCGCCAAAAGTATCCTCAAAAACCACATCCCTTAATGCTAATAATCTTACATTTTCCGCAACGGCATCACTATATTCTTTTGTTGCTGCTGCTAAATCTAGAGTAGCATTTGTCCCACGAATAGAACCGGTTAATTGTTCTTTAAGTCTTTCGTTTCTTTCAACTTCACCATCACGATTTTTCTTTTCCCCATTAGCTATGTTCTTCTGAATCTCTTCTTTAAGCGCTAAGACTCTGTTTTCTTTTTCTGTTAAATCTACCTTTAACTCCTGTATCTTAATTCCGTTATCAACTATTTTTTGTTGAGTTTCAAATGCACCATTAATTTCTGAAACCCTTTTTTCTAATTCCTCCGTACTTACAGTTGCCCTGTCCAATCCTTTTAAAAATTTTGGATACATTAAAACTAACTTATTCAATATTAATTCATAATCAGAGGCTCCTTTTTCTGAAGCTATTAATGCAGCGCCTAGTAATTGAAATTGTTTTTGTTGTTCTTCATTAAGTTTTGATAATTTAGTTCCACCACCAAATAACTTATCAATACCATTGGAGACACTAATAACCACCTCAAGCATTTCTTTAGCAAAAGGAATGAATTTATCACCTATTGATATAGCTAATTCCTTTAATGAGCCTTCTGCCCTTGTTAATGTATTAGCATAAGTAAACATTGTTCTCCTAGCATCACCAACAATACCATTAGCAGTCATTGCCTTCATTATAACAGACAATCTAGCGTGTGTCTTTGTCATCTCATCCGTTTTTTGAACGGTTGTTGTAATACCCATATTGAGCAACTCTTGCTCTAATCTTGCTTCCTTTAAGTTTATACCAAACTGATCAAGAACTTCCGGAGAACCCGCTAATGCTGCTAGAAATCTTTTTTGTGCATTACCATCCTGTAACTGAAAGAATGAAGCCAAATCAAGAGACAATGCTTGCATACTTGAAGACATTTTAATAGCTTCCTGTCCTCCGAAACCTAATCCTTGGAAGAATGCTTGAAATGAAACCATTCCCGATTCTATATCAGACTTAACTCTTCCTAAATCAGTAGATAATGATGAAGAAAACATGGTAACCTCAGAAGACATTGATCCGAAGACTCTTTTAAATCTTAAATCAGTCTTCTCAGCTTCACCCGCCATTGTAACCATAGCTTTAACTGCTTGGACTGCCATGACAGTAGAAAGCGTTGCTCCAAACTTACTTGCAACACTACTTATACCCGATAATGATTTCTTTATTTTTGCTGCACCTTTTACGAATTGGGATGATTCTAGGTACGTTTTCAGCGTTAATTTTTCTTCAGCCATAAAGCAAATTTAATTAATATTAGATAGGTAATTGAACTGCCTTATTTTTAATCCTGTCCACCTCTTCTTTTGTAGGTAATGGTGTTTTCTTTTGTAAGTCTATATCGTGAGGTAGTTTGAATAAATCTTTTGGTTTTATTGTTCTCTTTTTACCCATAGCACAATTAGCTATCATAGTTGATTGATATCTTGTCCTATCCCAATGTTGATTATGATTGTAAACATGAGCCTCTAATAATCTATTTAAATCTGCCCATGTCAATAACCAAAAAACGTCGGGTGATAAACCCAACGTTCCTATTCCTTCGTCCAATAAATCGTCAAATGTAATTAATTTTTTTTTACATCATCTTTCGTTGATTCAATGACATTTCTAGCCATACCATTATTTGAATCATTACCTAACTCTCTAGAACCAATCATTGTATCCATCACTTTCTGAGTGTCTTCAGCCGACAATTCCATACACCAATCATAAAAATCATGTATGTTGTAATCAATATCCTTGCTATTCTTCTCATCATACGCTATACATCCCGCATAAATCAACCAACATAACGCTTTTGTTTGAGACTTACCACCAAATACTTTATCCATATCAGATAAATCAATATCCATACCTTCACAAAATATTGCATAAGTATTCATATTGAAAACTATTCCTCTTTTTTTGTTACCTATATCAATGATACAAGTACCTCTGTGTTTGTTTTTTGCCATAAAATTTAATTAATTAGTTAATTATTAGGGGTATGCTATTGGAGTTACAACACTATAGGTTAATGCTCCTGTTCCTGTTAGAGAACCAGTAAAACTTACCGGTTGTTCTGCATCTGCACTCTGCTCTAGTGAGGCGATAATTGCATCACCATACCAAAAAGAACCATCCTTTCCAAAAGCCACCTTTATAGTAGTTCTATTTGTAAAGTATGAGTATAAAGGAACAAATCCATTTGCAGAAGCATCGTCCGTAAGACTAAGTAATGCATCAAAACTCATGCTAAAACTCTTTATACCCGCCATCACCTCAGTCCAAGCACTACTATCCTTAGTAGAAATATCGGGTGTGTCAGCAGATATTGATAGACTAGCTGATTTAGCCAATCCTATTGGTATCCACACTTCTGAGCCTACTGCTCCTTGAGGTATGTAAAGGGTTAATGAAGTTCCGTTAATTGCAGCCATATTGTTAATTTTAACTCAAAGATAGATAAAAAAAATATATATAATTATGTAACTCCGCTTGTAACATTAAAATCAGCATTATAAAAAATCGCTCCCTCATTATTAGCTACTAATTCATAACTAGATACATAACAAGTACCAACAAAAACTGAGTTCATATTCACGTCTAAAATCTCAAATTTTATTTTTGCTCCTGTAATAATTAAATCATCTAAGTTAATTGATGGATTTGGCTCTATTGCCCCATCTTCCCAATCTATATTAAATAATTCCCAATAATAATCTGTTGTGTCCCAAGTTTGAAATTTGGTGCCTATTTGGAATAAACCTTGAGCCGAAAAACTAGCGGAACGAGAACCAACCATGTATTCTTTCCAACCGGTAATTGAAGCATCATAAATTACCTCATCCCAAGTTGTATTAAAAGATTCCCAATTTAAATTTGCGGATTCCCAATAATAGCTTTCCCCAATTTCAGATATATCTGATAGCTTAGTGGAAATATCAAGTTCACTCCCGCTAAACGAAAAACTGTGAGATTTTGAATATAAAAGTTTATCGTTATCAATATATAAAAGTAATCCACTTCCATTCATTAACTATTACTTATTACTTCAGCATCAAATAAAAGTGATTTGGTGTAATAATCAAATTGCCCATCATCATCATTTAAATACCTTTGACTAGTTTGTTTAAATATGAACATTGTATCACTACCAAAATCGGAATTAGCGTTATGTGTTCTAATCAATTGTGTAATAGAATTTGAAATATCATCACAATCGTCTTGCCCACCATAGTTCAAAGGAAATTTGGTGTGAACTTGTATCTCTACTTCATGAGTACCGTAAAACCTA